GAATACACTACAAGTGTTATCACTTAAAGTGCATTAACAAAGAAAATTTAGTAGAGACTAACTTATAGTACATTTAAGTGTTATAGTTAATAAGTTTTTTAAGAATTATTATATAAACATTTAAGTGTATCACTTTAAGTGTGTTTAGTTATACATAATTATATCAGATTTTTTATAGCTTGTCAACCCCCCTTTTGCAAAATAGTTTATATGGTCCATACACCCCCTTACAGTTGCCTATTTTTTAGGCAGTTGCACAATACTTGTGCATATGGATATTGACAGTTGCTCTTGTGGTTAACAGTCAATTTACCTAATCTGTGTATTTCTGTGTATACATATCTACGCTACCCCCCGGTGGCTCCTGCCTACCCCGGCTTACCGTGCCTATATGTGCCGCATTATGCCTCTGCATAGCGCATGGTAAGAGCCAACTTAGTCCAACCTTGGACTTAAAGCATTGAAAATGCTGTATGTTTTCCAAGACAGCCAGTTGTAAACAACTGTTATGGTATCAGTTGCCATACGAAGTATGACTTGTGAGGTCAGGTTTCACAGGATTGCAACGAAGTTGAAGTGCTGATGCATCTATTTTGTATAGCCATAGCTATACAGTCAATCCGAAACACACCATCCCCTCACGCATACGCATGATGCACATACACACACAGGGAAAACTTCACGCCTGTTTCCCCACGCATAATGCGCAGGAGAAATCGCGCACAGTTTTTTCGTTGACATTTCCAGCAAAATCAGGTTACGAAGTAAGGGCTTTCGAGGCAACGGCCTCACCAACCAACTAAACGGAGTTTAGATATGACGAAGAAAATTGCTAACGTAGTTAAGGCTGAAATCAACACATTGGAATCAGAGGGCAAAGCCCTTGCATCAATTTGGCGTGGCATTGCCAAAGGCAACTTTGAAAATGCTACCAAGGCTGATGGCTTCGACACACGGCTTGGAAAGCTGATGCAGAAGCTGAAAGCCGAAACTGATGCTGGTCGTATTTCTTCAGCTAGGCTGAAGGATTGCAATATTCACAACATTGACAAGCGGCGCAGAGCAGAAGCTCTGTGGTTTGTCGAGAATGAGGCTGAGTGCCGTGAGTTTATGAAAGCCTCAAAGAAAGGCTTCAAGAGCCTCACAGCTTTACAAGCTGCAATGAAAAAAGTCAGCAAAGCTGAGCAGTCAACTGAGCCAAAGGCTGACACACCGGTTGAGCCGAAGGCTGACGACAAGTCCAATGTTGGACTAGACAAGCCAACAAAGTTGGATGCCGATACGATTGCAGAACAAGTCTTTGACTTGCTCGACACAAATGGTGTAAGCCTCAAAGAATTTGAGGATGCATTCGCCGCAATCAAGGCCATCCTTAAGGATGAAGACACAAACAAAAAGGCAGTAGCGTAAGCTACTGTCTACCCTTCCCCAAGTCCAATGTTGGACTAACCAATACGGAGTATTGAAAATGATTATCAACGAAATTATGCATGGTTTTTGTTGCCTGTTCATGTGGTGTGTAGCATTCGCATTCTTCTGCGCTGGCCCTGTGACAGCTTTGCTGATTGACCCAATGACTGGCGGCATGTGTTGGTGTGTAGCATTTGTGGCTTGGGCGGCTGGCTTGGCTTTCTACGATAGCCACTTGAGACTACGCCAAAACCGTATCGAAGATAAAATCTGGAGACAATACAATGGCTCGTAAATTCATCACCCCAATGGGTCGCCACAAGCCTGTCCGGTCAAGCTGGGCGGCTATGGATACTGGTGCCTTCAGCCGTAGCTATGAGCCTGAAACTCGTCCAGAGTTTCGGTGCTTTGTGACTGGTCAAGCTGATGCCGCCAATCGTGCTTACAAAGCACAGATTGAGAGTGAGGCCAAACAGCAAAGATTGCTGGCCTTGAAAGCTAGGATGCTTGCCAAGGGTTTACTTTAGTGTAACTTACGTAATAACACTTGAAACTTTGTGAAAGTGTTATTACTTAGATACACTTAGCTAGTCCAATGTTGGACTTAACATCAACGGAGTTGAAAATGAAACAGATTGTTATTGCTGAATGGACTTCATGTGGCTGGCAAGCCATACCTGAAATTGCTTGGACGCAAGAGGATGCTCGTGCCATCATTGAGCCAAAGGCTACTGCCGCATGGGAAGATGCTGTTGGCTGGAAGTGGGAGTCTCGTGCCACGATTGTGGATACATGGGATTCCGATTGGTGTGATTGCGCTGTCATCAACCGTGAAACAGGCGAAGTGTGGGCGGCGTGGAAATGCTGTGAAATTGATGTGCCAAATATCGACTAACAACTTTAGTCCAATGTTGGACTTAACAATACGGAGTATTGAGATGAATACCGAAACTGATTACAAGAATGAGTTGATACAAACCCTGTGGGACTTGTTCAAGAGTGTGCATGGTGTGCGTCCTCGTGGCATGGCATATGAGCAATGGTCAGTGGCTGACCTTGAGTGGGAAATTGCCATGCTGCAGCGTCAGCTTGAGGATGACTTGCGCTGGGAGCGTGAGCAGGAAGACCGTGCAATCAATGCTTGCATGGACTGTGGTGCCAGTGACATAGCTATGGCTATGCGTTGGCTAGAAGATGCCTATGAAATGGAGTGGGTATAATGTCAAAATTGGATAAATTTTGTGATAAATACTATGCCATCACTGGTTTACCTTTTAGGTTCGATGGTGGCTTGTATCTTATGGATACGGATGATGATGGCAATGCTGTTATTACAGACATTAGCCAAGCGGAGAATGATGATGCAAACAGGAAAGATTGTTAAACTACAGGGCAAGACCCGCCATGGCAAAAACCGTGTGAATCAACACGGCGAGTTTTGGCAGGTGCTTGACCTACCCAAGCGTATACCCGAATGGCCTACTGGTACATTCCGCTTGCAGTCTCTTGAGACTGGTGATATACGTTGGCTATCGGATGACTTTACTGCAACCATTGTTACGGAGTAACACTATGACTTATCAAGTACACTTGACCCCGAAATCCAAGAATGAAAAGACTGGTGAGATTCCTGTGTCTACTACAGAGGCACAGACTTGCCCACCAGCTTGCCCGTTCAACAACGCAAACGAGGGCGGTTGCTACGCAGAATCCGGCCCTCTCAAGATGCACTGGATGAAAGTATCCGACAAGGCTCGTGGTGACACTTGGCCTGTGTTTCTTGACAAGATTGCCAACTTGAAAGCTGACACATTGTGGCGGCACAATCAGGCTGGTGACTTGCCCGGACGCAATGACCAGCTTGATGCCAAGGCTTGTATGGAATTGACATCAGCCAATGACGGTAAGCGTGGCTTCACATATACACACTACCCTGTGCTTGACAGCAAGCGTAACCGTATGATTGTGACACACATGAATCGTTCTGGCTTCACTGTCAATCTGTCTGCCAATAACTTGGCTCATGCTGACCAGCTTGCTGACTTGGATGCTGGCCCTGTGGCTACAGTATTGCCTATTGACCAGACAACAAACACTACCACGCCACAAGGTCGCAAGGTAGTTGTGTGTCCGGCGGCTGTGCGTGATGATGTATCTTGTGCCACTTGCCAGCTTTGCCAAAGACAACGTGACTTTATCGTTGGCTTTCCGGCACATGGTACTAGCAAGAAGAAAGCTGATGCCGTGGCAAATGGCTAAACCTCTTATGTATATCTTTGTGTATAAAACACTTGAAACTTTGTGAAAGTGTTTTTACACTTAGATATACTAGATAAGTCCAATGTTTGGACTAACGGAGTTTGACAATGCGTATCAAACCTATCAATCCTGTGGCGAAGGCGTTGGCACAGTCCCGCCGCAGGTCATCTGTTGTGCCTGACAAAAAGAAATACAATCGCAAAAAGGAACAAGACCGTGAAAACAAAACACGAAAAGCTAATGACTGAATTTGACCACGACTGGAATGACTTGTCACTCTTTGAGAAACTGCCAGTGCGTAAGACTGCTAACCCGAAGCGTGACAACTGGAAGCGTGACCGCAAGGCGGCTCGTAATGCAAAGCGTACAATGCAGGAGAAAAACTATGCATAATCCCGAAGATATGTACGGCTGTTCAAGAGAAGAATTGCTAGAGGTGTGCGAAGATGCACAGCAACCTTACATGGGTGGACTGTCAATGTTGGCAATGTCCATCCTGTCTGATGCACAAGAGTGCATTGCCGTGGGGCGTAACAACATGGCACGACAGTTTATCAATCGTGCTAAGTTCGTTATCTCACAAAACGAGTCCAATGTTGGACTAACAAACTAACCAACCATAAAGGAGATTTTATCATGGCTATTCAAACAATTACATATCACAAGCGTTCAACAGGTAAGACAGGTCAGGTGCTTGCATCGCCAGAGATTGAGCGTAAACTCGCAAAGGTAGAGGCATTGTATCGTGAGTATCACGGTGTCAAGCTGGGTCGTGTCAAGTTCTATGACCTTGCATTGCAGTATGCTCGTGAAGCCAAGGCTGAATCAGGCGGCTACCTGCAGTACACAACAGAGGCTGTGGCTGGTATCTTTCTTGACCACTTCCACAAAGAGTTGGGCAAAGCTGTCAAGCGTAAGAACCGTAACCGTGATGTGTCGATTGAGATTGGCAATGTAACTGTCAGCAACCTTCGTGACCTTGCCCGTCAAGGTCGTGGCAAAGCACGGAAAGTTGCATGAGCAAGTGGGTTTGCTATGAATGTGGTGGCACGGATGTATGGGAACTCTCATGGGTTCGTGCCAACCGCATCTCATGGTTGCTGATGTATGAAGAAGATATATACACAGACTATGAGCATCCGCGAAGTCGATGTGATGATTGCGGTAAAGAAGTGCAACTCATAGAGGAGTGCGAAGATGACTGAGTGCTTAACGGCACTATGCGTATACAACCAGATGCCGTGGGACAGTGTGTTCATTGGCGGTTATCTGGTTGTATCTGTAGTTGGAATATGTTATATAATATATAAACTGTTTAAGGATGAGTGACATGAGCAAGACATGGACAGTGTGGGTAGACTTGACCCACCGCATTGAAGTAGAAGCAGACAACATTAATGATGCTAGTGATATTGCTATTGAAACCATATGGGATGAAACTAACATGGTGAATTGTATAATCACGCCAGAACTGTTAGAGGAGAATGATGATGACGTTTGACCCAAACAAAACCTATGGCATTACAGTTTGGAATATGCCAGTAGCCGTAATGGATTACGAAGCTGATGATTACATTCGTAATGAGGATGGTAGCATCAAGCTATTTGAGATACCAAACTACGACTACTCATACATCTGTGATGGTATAGATGTGGATGACTTATGGGAGATTGAAAATGTTACTACATGAGTTTTATAGTGACGAAGATTGTAGCCGTGGTGACGGCAGTTACCGCAAGGCTACTGTCTTTGTAGAGCCTGATGGTAGCTATACTGTATACATGATGCAGGATGGTGCTATCGTTGAGGAACGTAACATAACTGGACACAGTGAGCAGTATGCAGAGGACTGTGCAGAGAACTGGGTATTGGGAGTGATACAATGATAACATTTAACTTACCAAAGAAGCAGGTCAATGCCATACTGGTAGCACTTGATGCAGAGATTGACCATCAGTGGAATTGTAGCAGACCTGATTGGGAATGTTTCCCAGAGATTGCCGCACTGTTGATGGCATATTACACAACACGTTGTAAATTTGATGAGGACGATTGCAGATGAATAGATTTCTAATTGACCATGAGTTACCACTAGACCACGAGCCTTGCATTAACCATTGGGCAATCTTAATGGCTGACGAAGACGTAGACAGAGGATACCATACTAATTGGGATGCTGCCTATGAATCTGCGTGGAATGAAATTGAACTCAACATAAAGTGGGAGAATGACACATGAACAGGTTTTTAATTGAGCATCACCCCGATGCTATCGCTAAGTCACTGTGTGACCAACACATTGTCAAGATGCCACTGGAAGAAGCACAGATGCTATGCACTAGCCTGTGGCATCATGCACCTGAGTATGCAGAGGCTCGTGGTTTGTACAAGCCTGTGCATCAGAAGCATCCTTGCACACTGTGGGCAATGGACAACCAGCGTAACTACAGCTATGCCTTTCGGCTGTACGATGCAATGCTTCGTGAGTATACACACCGCTATGGTAAGCAACATGGTGCTGGCAAGCATTACTATGCGTTAGAGTTTGGTGTCTGCAAGATACCTGACACAACCAACTTTATGACACCGCACCCACAGTGCTTCAGTGGACACGATGACCTAAAGACGGATGAGAACTGGCCTATCATGGCATACCGTGCGTTCTACAAGGTAGACAAGATTGCCTTTGCACGGTATAATAAAGGCCGTGATATGCCACAATGGATGAAAGGAGATGCAGATGCCTAAGAAACTAGAGAACATGACACAAGAGGAACGTATTGCCCATTGGGAAAAGGTGCGTGAAAAAGATAAACAACTACGGCAAAAAGCTGTGAATGGGTTGCAGCCTATGCAACAAGCGGCTTTGTATAGTATAGACAGCAAGTTAGACACCTTCCTTGAGACAGCACTTTACCCAGACATGGGTGGCATACGTGCTGTGTCAGCGTATGACTTACAAGAGTTGAGTGACGCATGGGAAACTTTACGACATCAATTTAACCTGAGAGGAGAATAGATATGCCATTTGATTTCCCTATTGATACATGGTTGCCAGAGAACCTTAACTTTGAGCCAGTGTTTGAGCCTACTAAAGTCAAGGACAAGAAGTATGTCATCAATGGCAACACTGGTGATTACATTGGTGTGGTAGGTGACACGTTCAACTGTGCCAGCCACGCTGACTTCTTCAGTGGTGTGCATGACACCATCACAGAGAACCTTGGCGAAGCTGAGTGTGATGGCATGAACATGAAGTTCAAGGTAGCACGACAGAATGCGTGGGCTATGCTTGACATGACACTGCCCAATGTGACTGCTCGTATTGAGACAGACAAGCACAGCACTACAATTGCACAGCGCATCATTGCCTTGCATGGTATTGATGGTAGCTGTTCTAACCAGACATTCTTTGGTGCGATAGATTTCTTCTGCACCAATGGTATGATTCGTGGTGAGCATGACATGGTGCGCCGTAAGAACTCTGCCAACTTCAGCATGGACAGGTTCATCCGTGACCTGCGTGAATCTACGCAGTCATTCTATGCACAGTCGGAACGCTTGCAAGGCTGGGCTAACAAGCCTCTGTTTGTAGGTGATGTCAAAGCTATGCTTGAATCGCTGCTCAAGTCTGACCGTACAGCAGACAAGATGCTTACCTTGTACAACCAAGAGGCATCAGTGCGTGGTCAGAATGTATGGGCATTGTACTCTGCCTTTACCAACTACGCCAGCTATGCTGATGAGCGTAATGGGTTTGGGTTGCGTAACACTGGCAAGGATACCAACGCTGTGTCTATGTTCCAGCGTGAGAACAAGGTGTCTCAGTGGATTGAGAGCAAGCCATTTAAGGAGTTGATTGCAGCATGACAGACGATTGGGAACCCTATACTAAACGTCTAAATGAGAACGACAAGCCAATGACACTAAATGGAGCGTGGTTTCTGCCACGCTTCGTCTATTGGACTGTAGAGTGTTACGTTCCATACTGGACAAAAGAAAGAAAAGGTAAACACTGGAAGAAGTATAAGTCATACAAGTTTAGGTATGAACGTGGTGAAAATCCAGAGGAGTACGTGCATAGCATATATAATAAGTGGGGAATACACTTGGGTGATGGTGTGTATGTACATGATAGGACAAGCCAATATTATAAGTTTGCTACTTACCAGTATGTGGATAATCAAGATGAGTATGATTCATTAGAACATGAGGAGTTAGTTTGACATGAAGAGATATGTAATTCAGTTTGCACCTGATTGGTGTGATGGTTGTTTATCATATGATACGTGGGCTTCTTCAGAAGAAAAAGCACTAGCTACTATAGATAGGCTGATGAAAGAAGGCGTTGCCTCGTGTGATGTAACCGCAGTTGATGTGTGGGAAAAAGATGACCCAGCGTGGGACATAATAGAGGGCGTTACAGAAGCAGGAAGTTACAAATGAAGACAGTAAAACATCTTGTGGATAAGTACTACAATTCCAATGATTTCAAGATGTTACGAAGCAGAACTAAGAAAGACTATAAATACTTTCTTGGTATCATGCTAGATGATTTTGGCTCTGTGAATTTTTGTGAACTCACAAGTAAGCAAGCCAAACACGCATACGAAGGCTGGGTTGAGCGAGGCATTAGCCTTGCCAACCACGTCTGTACTGTGTCATCTATTCTGTTTCGTTACGCTATTGACATGGAGTATGCTACAGTCAATCCCTTTGCCAATGTCAGGCGCAAGACACCACCACAACGCAAGGTTGTGTGGACAGAGGATGATGTGCGTCAATTCCTTGACACTGCCTATGGCGAGTTTCAATGGCGCAGCATTGGTCTGATTGTACACATGGCATACGAATGGTGCCAGCGTCTAGGTGATATGCGTCTGCTGACGTGGGACAACATTGACTTGGAAGAACGCAAGCTATATCTTGAGCAGTCTAAGCGCAGGGCAGAGGTAACTTTACCCATCGAAGATGACCTGCTTGAGATGCTGGTACAACAGGAGCAGGACTTTGGCTTTCAACAGTATGTTGTTCCCCGCACAACGCCTGTACAGGGCGAGTACCAGCCATACAGCATGGAACGTCTATCCAAAGCTGGAAGGGCTGTCATGCGTGAAGCTGGGCTGTCTGAGGAACTACGCCTGATGGACTTGCGGCGTACTGGCACAACACAAATGGTAGAGGCAGGTGTGCCTATGGGACAAATCATGTCGGTTACAGGACATAGTAATCCACAGTCGGTAAAACCGTACATGAAAAATACATACGCCAGTGCAAATAGTGCCTTGACAGCACGTAAGTCACATGGTAAAAGCACTTAACTGCCGCAACGAAAGTGAGTATATAATGAATAATATATATAACATTATAAGTGATATAGATGTACCCAATGGACAGACTAAACGTATGAACTGTCCTAATTGTGGTGGGTACAAGACCTTCACTATTACTAACAACATGGGTAGCCTTGTGTGGAATTGCTACAAGGCATCTTGTAATGTGAGTGGCGGGAACCGTGTGCATCTTACAGTGGATGACATACGGTCTGGCATAGGTAATGTAGCTGAGTTTGCAGATGAGACATTTGATATGCCATCCTACATCATACCTCACAGAAAGAAGCGTACTGTGCTTGCCTTCTGTTACAGGTACAAGCTAGACCCAGATGAGTTGGGTGTGATGTATGATGTGAAGGATGACAGAGTTGTATTTCCTGTAGTGCATGATGGTGTGACCGTTGATGCTACAGGCCGTGCCATTGGTAAGCGATTACCTAAATGGAAACGATATGGAAAAAGTGGCTTGCCATACACACATGGTTGTGGTAAAGTCGCAGTTGTTGTTGAGGACTGTGTGAGTGCAGCCGTGGTTGGTGGCAAATCCTTTGTCGGGGTTGCGATACTTGGTACATCTCTACAAGAGTCGCATAAAGGGTATCTTGCACAGTTCTCAACAGCCGTAATTGCATTAGACCCCGATGCACTACCCAAGACTTTGCAGATGGCAAAGGAACTACGTGGTCACGTAAACGATGTTCGTGTACTACGTTTGAACGATGATTTGAAATATCGTAACCCGACAGATATGGAGAACTTATATGGAATTATCAATCATTAGAAGCCTAATGGATAAGTCATTCTATGATGACCATCGTGGTAGCAAATGCCCACCACGTTTGTTCAGCAAGGATGCACGTAAGATTAAAGAGGCTATCGACACAGCTATGGATAGGTATGAGCGTACTGTCACACCCGATGAGGTTGAGGCATTGTTCATGGCTAACAATCCTACGCTGACTACAGCACAGAAGCAGGGCTATGTCTCTATGTTCTCTTCTATCAAGCGTGAGCAGCCAATGGGTAGTGACATAGCACAAGAGGTGCTGTCCAAACTATTCCAGCAGGTTGTTGGCGAAGACGTTGCTAACATAGGCTTCGACATGGTGAATGGTGACAGTGCCACACTTGAGAAGCTACGCAACTTGCTTGAGCGTTATGGTGATGACTTCATTCCCAACCTCAACATTGAGTGGGATGACATCACGATTGAAACACTCATGGCTAAAGCTGAACTGGAAGCCAAGTGGTCTTTCAACATACCAAGCGTAACACGTAAGGTAGAGGGCGTGTCAGGTGGGCAGTTGATTGAGGTAGGCGCACGGCCTAACACTGGCAAGACATCCTTCCACGCCAGCTTGATTGCAGCACCGGGCGGGTTTGCACATCAGGGTGCCAAGTGCATCATCCTGTGTAACGAGGAACCTACCCACCGTGTCGGTGCTAGATACTTGACTGCCGCTGCAGGTATGACTGCTCGTGAAGTACGTGACAACATGGGCAAGGCCAAGGCACTGTATGA